TGATAAAGGGTGCTGATTTCGTTGTTCACTCGCTTAATATAATCCAATAAAACGCTTCTTTTACTGTCAGACATGGTAGGTTTCATTTGGTTAACCTCCCTCTATTTTAAGTGACTAAGAATATGTACAATCGTGTCAATATTCCATCCATTTCCAATTGCTTTCTTACGTGCTGCATCTTTAATTCCTTCTGTGTATCCATCCGGCAATCCCTGTAGACGTTCTAATTCTGTTATTGTAAAACGTCTAATTCTACCGTCAATGAATACTGCTTGATTACATTGTGTATCAAGTGTATTAGCCTTACCTTTTCCAACCCTTCCTCTTCTAGTTTTTGAATTAGGGAAAGAAAGGTTGATACTGTCTCCATTTTCTGCAATCAGATAACCTTGATTTGTAGCATTTCTTACAATCAATTTATCTCCATCCACTTCAATAAACCGTTCACTAAGCTTACCTTTAATCTCAACTGGTTTGCTTTCTAACAATTTTTCTTCAACATCATAACTTAACGGAACATCAGATTCTAAAATATTTATTAATTTAATTCCTTTATCCTTTGGCTGCATAACTCCCTCAATATTAAACCAATATGATCTAGGACGTTTTTGTGCGCTTAGAAGTTCTGAATTAATTTTCATTGTTTTTACCCCTATATATCGATCTATTACTTCTTCCCATTCCTTTTTCATATCAACATTTTCAAGTAGGAATTTTACATCAGGATTGTTATTTTCCTTAATCCAATTAAGAACATCAATGAACTTGAAAAATAATTTACTCCGATGATCATCGAAGTTTAATCCTTTTCCATTCCTTGAAAACCCTTGACATGGACTACCAGCAAGAATTAAATCAATTTTAGGGTATTTTTTTAACTCATCTTCAGTTAAATTATTTACATCTCCAATTGGAGTGATATTTGGATTATTTCTAGTTGCAATTTCAATTGCTGGAGGTTCTATTTCACTTGCAAAATAGTTATCTACATGTTTTCCTAAACGTTTTAAAGCAACTGAACCACACGAGATACCATCAAATAATGCTAATACGTTTATGTTCGTCATCTCCTTATGAAATTAATATTTTACTTCGTCATATTCTTTTATGGTGAACTAAATATTTTTCAGATTTTCTTGTAATACTTTAATTAACCTCTCGACATCATCCCTTCTTAAACAAACTGAACCATCAGGATTAAAGTCTTTAAAAAAGGTTAATTCTACACACTCACTACCCTGTTCAACCTCTAAATAAATGCCTTCATGTTCATTTTCATAACAACAATCAAATTTAATGTCTAAAGCCATTTTCACATCTCCTTTTTCCGCACAATATAACTCAATTGTTCATTTAAAACCTGAATTTTAATTATTTATCTTTTCTTATATAATTATTATCCAATTTAACAACTATCGGGGTTGATATTAGAAATGTAATAAAGATAATTGTAATTGATGATAATGTATCTTTGGTGGCTACGCTTAGTGAAGATAATATCAAATTAGCTATACTTCCTATAAAGCAGCCATAAATCACATACCTGATATCATATAAAAACTTTTTCATACCTTCACCATCCACTCTTTGAACTCAAGTTGCATTTGCTCTCTTTTTTCTTTAACCTTCTTAGTCGGTTTGAACAGCCCCAACTTGTTTTGGATTGGCTGGCGCACTTTATGAGTCGTTACAATACTTAGAGGAATACGTTCTGCATCATCTAGTGTGACTGCACCTAGTTCCCTTGCACATTGTAAATATAATTTTGTATCGTTGTCTCTTGTTTCTGGATAATGTTCAAGTACATGTAAGACTAACTTTTTAGTACTGTTGAGTTCTGCTTTAGTGTTCATTTTAACCTCCTAACAAAATAGTGCTTTTATTCTTCATCATCGTAAATATTAACTAAAGGTTTATCTGGATGAAGTTCTTTAATTAAACTATTTATGTAATCATAGTCGTAATAACCAGCCAATTTTACCAGTTCTTCATATGTCTTAAATCTTAAAGTGTCCCAAGAGCCTGTTTGTTTATAATGCTCAAATACTTTTTGCTTCTCTTCTTCATTACTAATCTGACCGTAACCATCTTCCATGAATCCGTCAGGTGGATATTTAAATGTTTTAATGACGCTATCTAAACAATTATCACACAAATCAAAATTCCAACGATCCATATCAAATTTCGAACCATATCCAAATCCTATGCTAAAATTATGTATATCATTTGCAAATAAATCTTCGTCAGAATCATACCAATTTCCATTCTCTTTTAACTCTCTTGATTCACCGCATTTATTACAAGTGACTATCTTTGAAACTACTACTTTTTCAATCTTTTTAATTTCTTTTTCTTCAAAAGTTTTTCTTCTCATTAACTTACCTCCCTTTAAAACAATTATTTTATTTTTTGTAACTGTTGTTTAATAGCATTCTCAAAATCTTCTAATGCTTCTTCATTCATGTATTTTTGAAGAATCCAAATTGGATATGTAACATTGTGAATTCCTGTATATTTTCCTCTATGATGTTTGCTGCATAAAGCAATCATTTGATAGCGTTGATCTACATCAGTGAATTCAGGATGGTCTTGTTTTACTTTATCCCAATCCACTGCTGAAGCTGCTGAATATTCAATGATATTATGATGAATCTCAACATCTCCTTCACAGTATTTATTGTTAATGAAACAAGGTATATTCTCTTTATGCATATGTTCTTTTACTTGTTTGAATAATTTTGATTCAGTTCTTTCAGGATGTGCTTCATAATGTGCTAATTCACTTAGTTGTTTTATTTCATCATGTTCTGGTACGAATTTCATAGTTGTTTCTCCTCTTGTTGTTTTTAGTTTATTTTTTATTAACCATATCAATTCCAATTAATCCGTATCCAGTAATATCTCTCCAAGGACTTTCTGAATCCCCTTCACCAGATGGATTGTTGAAAATGCGATTTTGTTTATCCATAACTCTTACTGTTAATAACAAATGCTGCAACAAACTTTCTGGAATTTCATATGTATTTTCACTGTTTCTATAACGTTCCATTAACACTTTAATCATTTCATATGTAGCATCAACACTTGATCCATATTGTTTATTCTTCATGTCAGTGAATTGACCGATTTCTAAAGCAATTTCGGTGAATCTTCCTTGTACAGGTTGTGGAGTATCTAATGTTGCTATTTCCACCAATTCTTTTTCTTCAAAGAAATATTCACTTTCTCCATGCTTAACTTTGTATTCTTTTATACCAAAATCATCTCTAAATGTTTTAATAATCTCAACTTCCCATCCATTACAATTATCATTTGTTCGGGTTAATACTGTTTCACCAACTTTAAACTTGAAATCTTCCACACTATCACTCTCCTTTGGGAAATCAATTAATGGTAAAGCATCAGGTAAGTCTAATTCAATTTCTTTAAATCTACCAGTAGTAGACTTATCAAAACCTACCTCATAATCATATGAACCTGTTGTTAAAGTATCTTCAATTACTCCTGTTCTACCTACATAACTTGGCATAAATTTTTTAGCATTTTCATTTACGGTTACTTCTGAGCCAATTTCATACTTAAACAATTTTTCAGCCATTAACGTTTCCCCTCTCTTATCACTGTTACAGTAGCTTTTTGTCTTCCTAATTTAAATGCTTCTTTTTCACTTGATACTAAAACATCTAAAATATTACCCTTAATCGCTCCACCAGTATCAGCAGCATATGCAATATAACTTTCTTTATCAGTTTCTATTTTTACAATTGAATGTAGTGGAATAATTTTCGGATCAGTCGCAATTATTCTCATGTTTTTGTAATAAATTGAGTTTTTTACATTTACCCCTGTTTTAGTTATTCCACTACACCCACGACAATCAGATACATAGAAAGTTAATTCCATGTTTAGTTGTCTTTTTTTATTCACATCCTTCCTCTCATTGTATTCCTTTTTTATTTGATTATTTTCCTTTGTTAAATCCTGATTTTCCTTTTTAACCTTATCCAATTCAACCGTTAAAAGGTCTATTTTATTGGAAAAATCTGCTAGTTTTTGCTCATTTTTGACTGATTTTTCGGATAAAACGGTCAATTTCGCTTCATTTTGGCTGATTATTTTTGATTTTTGACTGATTTTTTGCTCGTATTTTTTAGAATCTTCTATGTACTGCTTTCCAATGATCAAATTTGATGCAAGTAGTGATAAAATGATACCAGTTGATACAAGTTGTTTGTTTTTAACCATAAGCATTACCTTTCGTGCCAAGAAAGGCAACCATCACATCCTCTCTATGTATCTCTAATTCTTATTTTATATAAATTTAATTTTGATTGCAAGTGTTATTTAGGAACTTTTTCCTTCTTTTTAGCAGGTTTTCGTTTATTCGGAATACCTAAGAAATCATTCAAACGTTTCTGTGCTAGATCAATGTAATATTGCTTATCTAAATAGTCCGGTACTATTTTTTCTTTTACATCATCATTATCAATAAAGCAGCGTTCAGGAGTATTCCCTATTTTCTCAGCTACATCTTGCTCAATTCCATCTTTCATTTTACGTTTCATTTTAAAAACACCTTGAGCATCTTCACGTTTGTCTGCAAATACACGTAAAACTCTTTCAGGTAATTGTTTTTCACCATGTAAAGCGTGTAAATATAATCTTGATACTTTAACTACTTTCTGGAATTCCCTGAGTTGGTTACATTCATTAATAGTCTGTTCAATTGAGACACCCTTTGTAAAATAATTGATGAGTGCTTGGTTTACAATAGGTAAATCATAATCAAGGTTGTTTAATTTCTTTACGTAAGCACCTTTTGATTTATACTTACCGTTTTCGTCAATGATGATATAGTTGTTAACATCCTTCTGATAAATTTTCTCGAATTGTTCCCATTCTAAATCTAACCTTGTACGTTTCTCCCACTCTTTTGCAACTGATTTTACAACTTCAATATCAGATTCTTTTTCAACCTTAATGAAAACACCGTCAGTATTAGATTGGATAAGTTTACAATATGGCTCTAATTTTTCAATTAAATCCAGCAAGAGTAATTGACCTGCTAAACATACATTGTTACTCATCAACGGATCAAATAATGGATTGAATTGGTCTTTCATAGCCCCATAGTTTGCATTAATTACGATTTTCATTGGTAATTGACGAGGGTCTTTTTTAGCCTTTAATTCAAGTCGTTTATCTCTAATTTCTTTGAATTTATTTGGTTCATTTACGTTTCTGCTTATGTATCCATATTCAATCATTAATGACGGATAAAGAGAAGCAACATCTGCTGCTAATATTATTCCTTCATCCTTGCACTTCGGTATTGCTCCATGAATACCTCCCCATGCAAAAACATGAGGAACACCAGCAACATCACATTCTAATTTTTGAGAGTAGATATATTTATTTATTCCCTCTTCAGAGAAATCAAATTTATCTTTACCTTTTATTCCAGTAATTGCAGCCTGACTTTGTAATTGTTTCATTTCTGAAATAACATAATCTCTATCTGTATATTTTTTGTACCAATCTACAATATGCTGATACTTTTCAGAAATTTGAAGTGTGTCAGGAAAACTTAAATTAAATTCATCTTCCCTGTCTGGTTGTTTTTCAGCACCAATAATATGAGCAGATAACTGTGCTTTAGTCTTCGTGAATTGTGACATGTCTAAATTAAATGCTTCAATCAATGCTAACTGACTTTCAAATTCCTCAATACGGTTATCGAAAACTTCAATTGTCTGTAGAACGTCATGTTTACAATAATCAATTACTTCATTTAATTGTTGTTCACTTAATTTACTTTGAATTGTAAATGGAACAGATGATTCTTTAATCCTTGAACCCATGAATCCTTCAAGTTGTTTCAAGCTGTGAAACCCTGTTGTTACATCAAAGTTATTTAATGGTATCTTATAAGCCTGTTTTACAATGTTGTGTCCTTTAACTCCATCCTCAATTAACTTTTTATTGATGTAATACGGATCATAACCGAGTAAAATTCCTTTTAGAATCCATTGATCATACATTCGATTGTTGTAACCTATCCAAATATCATCTTTAAATGCTTCATAATATTTTCGTAGCATCTCAACATCGTTAACTATTACTTTACCTTTGCGAGTATCATAGTCTATTAAAACAACCATCCAATCTTGAACGAATACCTCAAAGTCAAAGAATATCTTTTTCATAAGTTCCTCCTATCCGAACAAATCAAAATCATCATCTTTTTTATTCTTTTTCTCAAAACTATCAGCATTTTCATCTAAGAATTTTTTATAGAACTTACAAGTTTTTCTGTGTCCACAAAGAGTAGCGCAATAGAATGAATTGTATTTATCAAGTTCAACAGGCTGCCAATCTTCTTCATTGGAATGATCTTTGTAGTCAATCGCCTTTACCGTATTAACTATGTATTGTTTCAGTTCCTCAATCTTTTCGTCAGTAATTTCATACTCAACAAAACAATCTTCTAACCAATACTTTTCCTTAATTTCGTTTGGTAGATGGTCGATTCCATTTGATTCCACAGCAATGTCAAGTAACATTTCCACTTCAAACTCATCAATTCCTGACTTGTACATTTCCTTTTCCAATGTACTTCTCATTTCTTTAACCCATTTACCACGGTTACACATTTTCTTTTTGACTTTACCGTTTTTCTGCATATTACAAACGTAAAGGTACTTAATCATAAACCACATGACTTTATCTACTTTGAAAGGTGTATTATCCTCTAAACCAACCTTGTACATTAATAATTGTCGCCCAGCTTCAGTTAATTTCTTACCTGAGAATTTACTTGAAGTTTTCCAGTCAATCACATTAATAAATGGTTTACCTTGTTCACTTGGAATGATACCGTCCACATAACCTTGTAACCAAATACCATCTGCAATTTCGAATACAATTAATTTTTCTTGAATGATTTTAGTATCCATTTTATTGAAGTTATTTAAGAAATGATCAACGTCACGCTTCCAACTGTCACCAATTGTTTCATTTGGAAATTTAATACCAACCATTTCTAATTCTAATAATTTATCAGTATAATTACCTTTGAATTGATTAATGTCACTTGTTCCATCATAAATTGCTTCAATATTATTATGTAAAAGACTACCAAGTTCAGTATAAATGTTATTTATTCCTCTATTTTTCAAAACATAACTGTTGTAATATTCGTATTCGCAGTTATTGAATGTCCCAAGTTTGCTAAAAGAGAATACTTTTGTACCTTGTTTGAACAATTCATTTAATTTTTCTTTAGCATCCAAATTATCATCTCCTATATCCATTTGATACAGTTATCAATAAGCAACTTCAAACTGTTTTTATCTAAATCGGATGGTGCTAATTTTGAATCTTTCGGTAAGTAATCGTTATTTTTATCAAATATGTATCCAACCTGATTCTTATAATACTTATCAGATTTCAATTGTTTAGCAATTTCATAACTATGATCTTCAGATAATCCTTCATCCAACATTACAATTATTCGTTTAGGGAATAAGGATTTAATGTTATTTGCCTGAAACTCACTCATGAAACTGCCACCTAGTGAAACTCCAACATTCAAACCCTTACTTGCTAATTGGAGAGTGTGTTTTTCACTTTCCCCAATCATAACTATTTCTTTATCTTGTATGGAATTGTAATTGTTAACAAATCCATAAATAGTTTTAGACTTTGGAAAAGGAATAATTGGAAACCATTTTGTTTCTTCCTCAGTCACTTCTCTTTTGTTCAATCGTCCCATCACTCCACAAATCATTCCATCTGTTGAATACCAAGGAACGCTAATTCTACCTGTAACAGAATCATACCCAATGTTGAATTGTTGTTGCACTTCCGGTAAAATACCATCTTCATAAAACAACATATTAGGTATAATTTCAAAACGATCAAGCAAGTCATCTGAGTATGTTTCCAAATCAATTGCGTTTTCATCTCTCAATTTAGCAATTTTTTTAAAGAATCCACCAAAGGGAAGGGAGTATTCCTCTTGTTTTCCAGTGTCTTGAAAATCAACAATTTCAGCAATTTTCTTAATGGTATTAGGAAAACTTGTGTATATTTTCGATTGAACTAGTGTAATCAAATCACCTTTTAGATTTGTTGAGAAACATGTTGCTCCTAATGTTTTTTCATTTACCTTAACTGAGGTTGGATTTCTTCCTTCTTCCCTAGCACATCTGTATTCATTTCTCAATTTGTTGTATTCAATATAATGAAAACCTGTTTGTGCAAGGATCAATTCTATGTATTCTGGATTATCAATGATGTAATTCTTTAGAGCAAATACGTCCATTACAATACACCTACCTTTGGTGTTTAGGTGTACAGTACCCTAATTCCGTCCATTTGTTCCATGCTCCATCAAATTGATAAAGAAAAGCTGCTTCTCCTTCATCATTACGTGACTTATCCAAGAATATAATTCGATATTTCTTTTCTGGATTCAACAATATTTCCTCTTTAATCTTGGTATATTTACCATTAGAATCCTTTTTGTATCTGTAAGGCTTAACGTCAAATTTTTCATTAGGAAATTCATCATCCCAAAGAGGTCTAGTTAATAACAATTCAGATACAACTTCCTTAACCCCTTTAGCATTGGATAAACATGCCGCAGTTAAATATCTTGTGTTTTCCATGTAAATTGCTAACTGCATTGTGATAATGATACACATATCTTCTTTCTCAGCCACTTGTAACAACTGCTTTGATGCTTCAATTAATTCACCTGTAACATTTGCAGAAGCAGCATCTTCAGATTTAAAAGTATCGTAGATTCCGTACTTAAATCCTTGTTTGTTCATTTTTCTAAATACACGCTTAACGTCTTCTACACTGTAATCAAAAATCTTTACAAACTTAATTCTTCCTTTGTAATGTTCATCATAGTACTTCTTAGCCTTTTCAAGCATATCTCTTTGTTCAGTGTTAAATCCACCCATTTTTTGTTTCTTTCTAGGTAGACCAAAATAATCTAACTTTTGTGATAGGATTGTAGCCATAAAAATATGTTGCCATGCTTTTTTGTTCATCTCATTCGCAACAATTACAATCTTCTCACCTTGATCTAATATAGGGAAAATGTAAGAACTTACACAAAAACTGGACTTACCTGTACCACTAAATCCTGCAAATATTTGAACATTTGCCTTATGGAGTCCTAAAGTGTGGAAATTTAACAGTGGACATGTACTTGCATAACTCAATCCTTTTTCTACACCATTATCACAATCATTAATGAATTCATCATCAATGTCTAAATCCTCAACCTTAACCCCTGATCCTCTGTTCAAGAATACATTATCGAGTTGGTATTCGAAGTAATCATATAATTGTGAACTGGTCATTTTCTTGAATTTAGGTAACTCATTTACTACATTGAATCCTTTATCATGTAATTTCAGCATCATGTTTGTTTTCGCTAGTTCATCATAATAAGTTTCAACGTTTTCTTCGTTGAGGATTCTCTTAATTTCATCAACAGTTTTGTATCCACCTCGTCTTGCAAAACCATTTTTAAGAGTTTCTTTACCTTCCACATAACTATAAATACTAGCATCATCAAAACTCTTATAACCTAATTTATACATTTCATATCCAAGAGAGTAATAGAATCTACCATCTTCAGTTAGCAAATCCCTATCTGCTCGGACTTCTTTTTCATAGTCCCCATATAAATCAGGATTTTTCCATAAGCAGAAAATAAAATTTGCTTCTATCATGTCCCTATTTTCATTTAAAGGAGCAGGGTAATTGTCCAATGATTGCATTAAATGTCCTCCTCATCCAAAAACGCTAAAATTCCATTATCGTTTGTTTTCTTTGTTGTATTGGTATCCAGTTGATTAAATACATCTAAATCAACTGTTTTATTTTCTTGTTTGAGTTCTTGCTGCTTTTTAAATTTCCACTTAGCATATGTATCATTAATGTTACCTTCAATGATTTTCATTACGTAACAGATCATGTTAAATTCTTGAAAACCTTTTTCTTTGATCCAGTATTGGATAGTATCTTTATGTTCCCTAAAACAGTCATGGATAACTTCGTTGTCGTAAAAACTGTTTAATTCCTTTAGTTTCTTAAAGAGAATTGAATTTACTGTCTGCCCTTCCTCATAACCAAAGACATCTAAAACAACAAAATCAAGCAGTTTTTCACGTTTAACCTTTTCATTTAAGAAATTGTCGTACTCCTCTTTATTGCAATAATACTTTGATTTACCTTTTTCATCTGTTACCTTATAGAATACATCTGAATCCCCTTTTGTTTTGCATATCTGACAAGTTACCTTTCTAGCCATATCGCACCTCTTTTCATAAAACAAAATAGGGGAACATTACATTCCCCTATTCAATTATTTATTTTAATACTGCTGCAATTTCACGAAATGCTTGTGTTGGAGTTTCGTCTGTATCTTTCAATGATTTAACTCCATATTTATCCATGATTTCTTTAATTTTTCCCTTTTGTTCTGCTGATGATCCAGCAAATTCACCTTTGATAAAGTCTGCTAATTCTTCATTTTCCTTAACATTAACCTTTGAGTTGTTTGATTCTTCAACTGCTTTATCAATAGCCTCTTCTTTAGCTTTCTCTTGTTCTTTCTTTGTTTCTTCAATACTACCTTTGTTAGTTTGTTTTTCGTGAGCCACTTTAATTGCATCTTCAATCGCTTTAATGAATTCGTTGGTATCTAATGGAACAAATGGTGTAATATCTTCAAATCGTGATTTGGAATCAATATTGAAATTATCATCACGGAATGTGATAATACGTGATTCATCAACAACCTTACCAACAATCTTATCCTTACCAACCTTTTGTTTAACTGATTTTTGTTCAATTGATCTGTTAATAGATGCTACACCTAATACATGTAATTTAGTCTTAATAGCATTGAAGTATCGGTTTGACATGTTTGTGGTCAACATATCATACTCAAGTCCAGTTACAACGTCAGTCATTGTTCTTTTCTTCGTATGTCCTACAACAAACATTGCGACTCCAACATTTTTCAAAGCCCAAATTTTGTCTAAAACAATTTCGATCGCTTTATCTTCTCCACCCATATAGCCACCAAAAGCAGCTTTAATGGATTTTACTTTCTTTTCTGGATTTTCTTTATTATGTAATCGAATAACTTCAGGTTCAGTAATACGCATAAGTTCATCAAAAGTATCATAAACAAGTACCTTTAATTCTTTATAATCAGTTGTTCGATTTTCGATAATATCATCAACGATTTCTTCAAAAGTATCCCAATCTGGTACATTTTCGTATGAAGCGTTTGGAATTGCGTCAACACCATCTTCTTTACCAATGTTTAGAATCATATAACCATCTTCACCAACAAGTTTCTCACAAACTTCTTTTGCTAATGTGGTTTTACCAATACCAGATTCACCAATTAAACCTAAGTTATATGCTAATGGATCAATTTTAATAACGTTCTTTTTACCAAATTTTCTAGCCATCCAATCAATCTCC